TTCCTGCCTAGTCGTTGAACCTTCCCTTTCGGGCTTGGCTGCTGATTGCCACATAACATATTGTTTTCAAACATTCACGCTTGAACCATCTATTGTAAACTAGGTTCTACGTTGTAGTCAATATGCCTTCGCGGGTTTCCAGCAATTAAAGGAGTTTTCAAAAATCATTTCTGATTTAGGCGACTTTTTTCAAATCGACAAATAGGCCGTCAGCCATTACACCATCTTGGAAGACGTCCACGCCAGCAACAGTGGTGTACATGTTGCAATTCTTATTACGCAGGTTTACGCGCTGGGTGTCATTGAGATTACTCTTAGTTACCAGAGCACCACGTTTAAAGTTCCAAGTGTTATTACCCGGAGTGTATGCAAGCTGACTACCAATCCAAGCAGCTTCTGGATACTCTGTGTCAGCAGTTGGCAGATAGATGCAGAAAGTGCGTCCGTAATTGCCATCATCAAGGAAACTTGCAATATCTGTAGTGGCAGTAGTTGCAACAACCGGATTAGCAGTCGACGTACCATAGATTTTACGGCGGGCCTGAATTGCAGCAGCCAGAGCCTTAACGTCATCCTCTACATGACTTTCACATACAAGAGCGTACCAAGTATCGTTCTCGTTGATTACAGCGTCCAGAGCATCAACGTAAGTCTCTGTGGAGGCATCATCTACGATAGTAATGTTACTGGAAGAACCTACCGCAAAACCAACCCCCGGAGTAGCTGTACTTACGGTGAAAGTGCCAAGGGCATCAGTGAAGTTAATACCAACAACAGGGTCAAGATCAAACTGAGCTTTCAGCAGAGCTGTGATTTCGGTAGCGAGTGCGGTTGCATCAGAAGTTACGGTATACTTCTTATCGTTGATAGTGACAAAGTATTCAGTGCTGTTGGTAACAGGGTTAATAGAGCCTGTGACACCATCGACTTGACGACGACCAACGACAACAGAAGGGATACGAGCACCTTGCTGTCCGAACAACCGCTGTGCAATCT